CCCTGCCTGCTGATGTCAAACAATCGGACCTCCTGCAAGACCTGCAAAAGATGTTCAACCTCTACTTCATGCCGGACCCGTCCGACCCCAAGAACCTCATCGTGGAGCCTTGGGTGGACTTCTATTCCAGCGGTGTGGTTGACTGGTCGCAGAAATCGGATGAGAACGCAGAGCAGAACATCACGAACGGGGACCCGAATCAGTACAAGACCATCGTGTTCAAGTACAAGGATGCCGGGGACTACCTTTCCAAACTTGATAAGTCGAACTACCCATTGGCAAAGGAAGGCTACGGAGGGCGAATCTTTACGACCGACAACTTCTACGGCAAAGGCGAGAACGTCGTCGAACTCGCTTGCAGCACTCTAATCCCTGCTAACTTCACGACGGATAAGGTCGTTGGAAGGGTTTGGGACTTGGATGGCTCCGCTTTGTCGGGAACCATCAAGACCTTGCAGAGCGGTTACCGCATAGCCCAGTACAATCTGATTGAAGCACCGACAACGTGGGCCTACCAATACGGGGTCAGCGGTTCGTTTGCACTCGCAGAGTCGTTGTTGAGCCTGCCATTCGTCAGCCACCTTGACAACCCCTACGCAGCAGATTTCGACCTTGCCTTTGGCATCCCCAAGCAGTTGTACTATGCGGTGAATGTCGCCGCAAATAGCGACCCTTACGCATACACGAACAACAACCTGTTCAACGTCTATTGGTGGAATTTCATCCAAGAAACCGTCAGCCGTGAGGCGATGCAGTTGGAGTTGTCCATCATGCTCAATGCCGTGGACATCAGCCAACTCGACTTCCGCACTCCCATCTACTACGGAGGGGTCCGTTGGAGGCTGCTTGAGATTCGGGACTACGAGATAGGTCAGCAGAAACCTTGCAGGGTAACCCTTCGCAGGATTCTCAACTTGACCGAGTTTGCTCCAAAGCAAATCTATTACTTCCCCTACGATGGCCCTGTACCTGCAACGGACTCGGATTACCCGAACGAAGTACCTCCCATTCCAACCATCAAAGAACTCCCAGCGGTTGCAGGTCCTCCGGGTGAAACGGGTGCAACAGGTGCGCAGGGCGACCCCGGTCCAGCAGGTGCAGGGTTCACTCCGGGCGATGCGGCAGGGGACATCAAGTATTGGGACGGAGCCGATTGGGTCAACTTGGGCATCGGGACCGAAGGTCAGGTCTTGGAAGTTGTGTCGGGATTACCAGCATGGGCAGACAAATAAAAAACTATGGCAGTTACTAAAGAAATCGTCCTCGAAGTAGGAATCAAGGACTCAACCGCACAAGGAACGACGAGTGCGAAGCAGCGTCTGCGTGAACTCCAAAAGACGCTTATCGATATGTCCTTGGCCGGGCAAGAAGGCACGAAGGCGTTTAAGGAGATGGAGCAGGAGGCGGGGAAACTCAAAGACCAAATCGGGGACACAAGCCAGCGAATCAAGACCCTTGCAAGCGACACCGTAAGGATTGACACCGTTGTTTCAGCGGTGCAGGGGATAACGGCAGGGTTCCAAATCGCCCAAGGTGCAGCAGCGTTGTTCGGCTCCGAGAACGAGGACTTGCAGAAATCGTTACTCAAGGTCCAAGGGGCCATGGCTCTCGCTACTGGAGTGCAGCAGGTCGCCAACCTGCTCAACAAGGACTCCATCCTAATCACCCAAGGCCAAGCAGCAGCGCAGGCCCTCTACGCAACCGCAGTCGGGGCAAGTACCGGGGCTATGAAGGCGTTTAGAATCGCCCTGCTTGCTACGGGTATCGGTGCGGCCATTGCAGCCGTAGGGCTACTTATCGCCAAGTGGGATGAACTCACCGCAGCGGTCCGCAGGTTCCTAAACCTACCCGACCCAGCCATTGCTGCCAAGGCGAGGGAGGATGCTTTGATGCGTGAAGAAGCAGCCCTCTCCAATTACCGGGATGCATACGAAGCCCATACCGAGGCGCAGATTCAGGCCAACAGGAAGCGTGAAGAAGATGACAGGAAGACCGCAGAGGCTCGCAGATTAATGATGGAAGAGCAGGCTCGGTCAAGGGCTATCATGGCTGAAACCGAAGTACTGCAAGCCAAGACAACGGCTGACGCTTTGGTGCAGATTACCGCTGACCAAAACGCCAAGCAGGACGCTTTGAACGCCCAAGCGGTGCAGACCGAGATGGAGCGTCGCAAGAAGTTCAACGAGGACATGAAGGCCAACGAACTTGCCTTGGCCGAGTTCAAAAAGCAAGTAACGGTTGACTCATTGCAATCCGTTCAAAGCATCTTGCAGTCCTTTGGAAACGAAAGCAAGGGTCTTGCTCTTGCTGCCTTGGCCTTGGAGAAAGGCCTTGCTATTGCCAATGTCATCGTGAACCTGCAAAAAGAGATGGCAGCCAATGCGGTCATCGCAGCAGCAAACCCGGCCAATGCTATAACCGCAGGAGCAGCAGGGGTCGCACAACTCAAAGCCTACAACACGCTTTCAAAGATTCGGGCAGGGCTACGCATCGCAGCAATTACCGCTGCTGGCATCCAAGGAGCCAAAGCCATTACAGGCGGAGGGGATAGCGGAGGCGTTCCAGCAGGAGCAGCAGGTGGTGGCGTACCGGGCGCAGCAGCAGCCCCGTCAATCTTCGCAAACCCGAACGTTACGGACCTATCAGGATTCGGGCAAGGCCAAGGCCAAGGAACGCAACCAATGCGAGCCTATGTTGTGGAACGGGACATCACCCAAAGCACTCGCAGGGTTCGGAGGTTGGAGGAATTTGCAACTTTGGGGGCATAGGACATTTACCACTATGGAACTACCCATATACCGAATGACCGTGGACGAGGTGGATGAAGGGGTCCAATTCGTGGCCCTGACCGACATGCCGGCGATTGAACGGCCATTCCAAGCCTTCGCAAAGACACCACAACGCTTTAGCGAAACAGGCGAACGCAGGGTCCTGACTGGGCCTCTCATGCTTGCAGACACTCCCATCTTTCGCAAGGACGAAACCTACGGAGAGTACTACGTCGTGTTTGACAAAGCCACCATCCGCAAAATCGTGCAGAAGTACTTCAAGCAAGGCAACCAGCACAACGTCAACGCTTACCACAACGCCGAACTGGATGGCGTGTTTATGTTCGAGAGTTACATCACCGACTCCGAGCGTGGTATCATGCCACCCAAGGGCTACGAGGACACCCCCGACGGCTCTTGGTTCGGTTCCTTCAAAGTCGAGAACGACGAGGTGTGGGACAACCGCAACCTGTTCCGGGGTTTCTCCGTTGAAGGACTGTTCGGGATGGACAAGACCGAATCCGAAATGGAGGTCGCACTCGCTGGCCTCGCTGACGAATTAACCGCTTTTTTGCAACATATCCAACCCAACTACAAATCCAACTAACTATGAATCTCAAAAACGCAATCGAATCCCTGCGGACTGAACTCCGCAAATTCAGCACCCAAAAGCAGTCCTTCGCTGACTACAAGTTGACCGATGGCACGGTTGTCCGTGTGGATGGCGACCTCGTTGCTGGTACTGCCGTTTACGTCGTTGCCGAAGACGGCACTCTCCCTGCTCCCGATGGCGAACACGTTGTCGAAGGCGTTGGTACTATCAAGACTGAAGGAGGCAAGATTGTCGAGGTCATCGCTGCCGAAGTAGCAACCCCGGTCATCGAGCCGTTGCCTGTTGCTGCTGAAATCACTCCCGAAGTGGCCGTTGAGGTTACCGAGGAAATCAAGGAAGCCTATCCTGCCATGACCCCCGAAGTTGTGGAGGCTATCGTCGCCAAGCACCTCGGAGCCATCATGGACGAACTCAAAGCAGCATACGCTGAAATGGGCAAGATGAAGGAGAAAATGTCTGCATTCGCATCGCAGGTTGAAACCATGGCCGATATCGTCGAGAAGGTTTCCGAACTCCCAGCCGAAGCCCCAAAAGCGAGCGGTTCAGCAATCGTTGAGCAACGCAAGGCTCAGGCATCGCAGAACTTCAACGCACTCGCACAAGCACTTCAATCACTCAAAAAAAACTAAACCCCTAACCCCCCATTAACCATGGCATACAATTTTGGCAATTTAAACGCCTACACCGACCAAGAGAGGCTTCCTCTCATCACCAAAGCGGTATTCTCCGCTCGTTCAGCAGCCCTGTTCACCAAGCAGGTGGGCATCAAGTTCGCTGCTGCCCTTAACCTCATGGACACCGATGCCTTGATTCAAGGCGGAGATGTTTGCGGTTACGCAAGTTCAGGTACGACTACATTCAGTCAGCGTAACATCACCGTTGGCCGTATGAAGGTTCAAGAAACCCTTTGCCCTCGTTCCTTGGAGCAGTACTGGATGCAGACCCAGTTGACCGCTGGCTCTACCTACGACAGTGTTCCTTTCGAGCAGGCTTTCTCCGAGCAGAAGGCTCTCCGTATCGCAGAGGCTTTGGAGAACGCAATTTGGAAGGGCAACACCTACTTTTCAGGTGTCAACCAGTTGTTGAACGCTGCATCGGGTTCTACCATCAGCGGTAACACAGGTGCGGTTTCCGCCTCCGTTGGTATCACTACAGGCAACGCAATCGCCATCTTTGACGGCATCTACAACCAAATCCCACAGGCCATCTTGACTAAGACTGACCTTGTAATCTTCTGCGGTTGGGACAACTTCCGCACGTTGCTTGGTGCTTTCAAATCAACCGCTAACGTCCTGTACAACCAAGTTGACTTGGCTGGACTTGCGGATGGCGACATCATGTATCCCGGTACAAACGTCCGTGTCATCGCAGTCCCCGGCTTGACTGGCACGAACCGCATCGTTTCTTCGTACCTCGGTAACTTCTTCTACGGAACCGACCTTTTGAGCGACGAAGAGCAATTCTCAATCTGGTTCAGCAAAGACAACGATGAAGTCCGCTTCCAAGCAGCCTTCAAAGCAGGTGTCCAAATCGCTTACCCCGACTTGGTTGTTGACTTCCGCTTGACCTAATGTGTAGGGGGGAGGGAAACCTCCCCCTGCTTTTT